ACATGTCTCATCATCTTCCACTGATAAGCAACTACATCGAAATCTGTAATATCCACTACATCGTCTCGGTGCATCTGATCTTTGATATACACTGTCTGAGGATCAGTGGTACGGCTGAGAAGTTTGATCTTAGCCATGTCCTCTTTGTAATTACCTTTCTTCTGGTATCCTTTAGCTTTCAGATCTGCAATACGAGCATCAGCCTGGCGAGTACGGATTCTGCTGTACGGAGATTTATGGATTTTAGACATTACAGAATCAATCCATGTCTGATCTCTTTCGAGCGTATCCGGCTCACCTTTCTTCAGCAGTTCGTATTCCGGGAACAGAGCTTCCACTTTATCATCGAATACACCATGAGCAAGTGTGTCAGAGTTTTCCTCTGCGAAAATCTCCATTGCCTGTTTCAATGTTCCGACATTGACCTGCTTAGCCATAGAGATGATTCTCTGCTCATCGGAATGACTCAGTACAGTGCCCTGGTCTGTATCTTTATTGTCAAATACATTATGTTTCACTACTTTTCCTCCTCCTTCTTCTTCATCATCGTCATCAGAGTCGTCTACTCCGTTTTCTTCGAGAGCCATGCCTACAACAGCTGCTACCGCATCTTTCTGCTCGTCATTAAGGGTGTTAAGAATCTCCTTAATTGTTTTTTCTCCAGTTTTCGCTCCCTCATTTTTCTTTTCTTCTGCCACTTTTGAATCTCCTTTCTGGTTGTTTTCAGCATCAGCGGAATGATAGAGCATAATGTTTTCATCCCAGGATGCTTCAAGCTCTTCCTCGCCGTCTGCGCTGTGCGCCATAATAAAATCCACGTAAGCACCAGGATTAGCTCCAGCCAGTACAAGACTGAGTTCCCTGATGTTTCCGTGGATTACATCTTTACCGATATGTTTTAACTGATTTGCCCAAATAGACAGCGATCGTACATCGCCATTCTGGACAAGTTTCTTCGCGGTCTGCCCCTGTTCGGTATCGTTGAACACTCCGTAGGCATATACGCCATCTTCACGATTTTCAAGAACAGCATGTCCAAGTACCGCATTTGGATCATTGTGTTCATGATTCCAGACAAGCGGGACTTCGCAGCCGTCGTTCTCTTTAAACGCATCTTTTCGAATCGTTCGCCCATCGCCACAGAGCAGATCGTTCCTAGTGGCATAACCACTGAAATCGCATTTAACCATTTTGATTGTATCCTCCTTCTTCATATGCTTCGGTAGCGCTAGAAGTCTGAGACATGT